ATTCTTTGTTATTAAGATATATCTTAATACATGGGTGTTGTTGCAATACTTTCGTATTCCTGAATCTTGACGTAAACTTAAATGCTATATTTCCTATCAAATCTTGAAAATATAACTCGGAGAGTGCGGGTTCGGTTGATATTATCTGTCCGTGATAATGTCGCAAACCGTTTGCTCCAATCTCTAGAAACATAAATAATATATATTGTTTAAAATATTTATTTAATATGCTTTGTAACATGCTTGGAACATGCTTTTTAAAATGCGTGAGTGGACACTCAGCGAATTTAATATAATCCTTTTTATACTTCGATGAGAGATTCTCAACGGTATAAATCGTTCCTTGCGGATCCGGTGCTAATGTAAAATTATAAGTACAAAAAGTATTAGCATTTGTAAATTGTAGAAATTTAGAAATAACTGCGCTTAGTTCTGGTGCCTTCACCATACTATACTACCCAAGATTATATAGTATGGTGAGAAAAAAAATTTTGGAAAATTACCCGAAAATCATTTATTAAAAAATTTCATTCTTAAGGTTTTTTTTTAAAAATTCCTGTATACCAGGAATTCTAAGTTTTTCTCGTCGAGAAGCGTGTTTGGGGAGGCACAAAAAAAAGAAGACTTTTTTTGTCCTCCCCAACCAGCACATCAAAAAATTTATTATTGCTCATAAGTTGCCCTGAGCAACTCCGTAGGCGCTTCCGCGGGAAACCTGCGGTTGGCTTGAATTTGGGGAGAATTAAGAATCTGTGTAATACATAGTTCTGACGTAATCGTTTACTCTTAATACATTAAATCCTAATGCATCACTAGTTGAATAATTGGAATATGAATATATTACTAAATAATAATCAAAGAATTTCTGGACAAGTCCTCCGGCATCATATGTTATTTTGCCTAATTTCATTATTTTTGGCGATAAGTTAAAACTTTCTAATTTCGTGGCTCGAGAATATAAACGTGTATTTGCTCCGCCTGCATCGAATAAACCACCACCTGTTAAGAAACCAGATGATGGCGTTATAGCGCCATCATTACCAGCTTTTATTTTGCCCCATTTAGAAAATAAAATTGTATATCTTTCAGTATTCACCGTATCTAACATACGATTTGCTGAAAGATTATTCCAGAACACGCCGGAGGTATTAGGGTTATCACCTCTTGCTGCTTTAACTAACATTATACGATATGATACATCTGAATATCTTTCGTTTAACTCTAACATCATTTTTATTTGTATTCCTTTAAAATATATTTCGTCTCCTACACGGTTACTTTGAAATGATGCTGCAGGATCTGCAGTACCTTGAGAAGTTGCTAATAGTGATGCATCTAAAGATACAAAACTATTATGTCCGCATTCTACTCCATCACTGGATGAGAAATTACTTCTTTTAATTTCTTGAACTTTTTTAAGTTCTTTCTTTACTGTTGCTTTAACTTTTGAGGTTAATGACTTATTCTTTGAATAAGACTTACCTTTGGTTTTACCTTTCTTACTCTTGTAAGATTTGGATTTCATTTTCTGATATATATTATAATATATATTAGAAAAAAATTTCATTCTTAAGGTTTTTTTTTATAATTTAATATTTAAATTATTTTATCTAAATCATCCGTATTAATTTCTATAGTAATTTTATTACTATATTTAAACATCTTATTTAATGCAATCAATGTTTCCATCTCTTGCTCTTTTTTATTAATATAACATTTTCTTATCTTCTGGACATTATTTCTAGTTACTAATAAATTAGAACCAGCAATAAAAGATAATACATTACTAATATATATATTATCATTTAAATGTTTTTCTTTAAGCCATTTATCGGCATAATATTTTGACAAATATTGAGTATCAATATAATAATCTTCACTTGTTTTAGTCATATAATCTATATAACTTTCATATTTATTACTTTCCCATTCTTTGTTATTAAGATATATCTTAATACATGGGTGTTGTTGCAATACTTTCGTATTCCTGAATCTTGACGTAAACTTAAATGCTATATTTCCTATCAAATCTTGAAAATATAACTCGGA